GCTATACCTGAGACACACTTTCGTAAGCAAACTGGTAATCTAAAGCTTGGCTCTGAGTGTGGTTTCTGTTCATTCAAACATAAGTGTTGGCCTAATCTACAAACTCGCACTGCTGTAATGTCTAAGGCACAGAATCCTCCAGTAGTAGACTACGTACTGTTGAGTCCTGAGTATGCGGAAGCACATTAAAGGTAGGTATCGCAGTGGCCTGGAGAAAGAGGTTGCTGCGTACTTACGTAAGACACAAAAGAAAGTCAGATACGAAGTACTGAAAGTAGAGTGGGAGGATTTACGTTACCGCACTTACACACCAGACTTTGTGTTAGACAATGGTATTATCATTGAGACAAAAGGTATATTTGATAGTGACGATAGGCGTAAGCATCGTGAGATACAGAGACAGCACCCTGAGTTAGACATAAGGTTTGTGTTTAGTAACGCTAAAGCTAAGTTGTATAAAGGTGCAAAGTCTAGGTACTTTAACTGGTGTGAGCAACATGAGTTTCAGTGGGCTAATCGTGTGATACCTGAAGAGTGGTTAAAAGAAAAAGGTAAAGAGATTAAAATTAAACGTATAGAATTAAAAACAAAAAGGAAAGACTAATGGGTCATGATTTAAGAGACGATGAGATAGCTATAGTGATAAGCCCTGTTGGTTATGAAGTACCTTCTGAATGGCAGGGTGATATAAATGTAGGTCTAGTAATCTCACCAGACAATGAGATACCTGAAGATATTATGACTAGAGTTATAGGTATAGCTACTTTGATGTCGGCTTTCTTGGATGTAGCTTCTGACAATCCTGAGATACACGACATAGTTGAAGAGCACAGAAATTATTTAATGAAGTTAGACGAAGAAGAAGAAAAACCTGTTGTAAGTAAAGATGGAAATGTTTATACACTTGACATATGGACAAAGACAAAGGGTAATGCATGACTGATCCAGTTAATAAACCAATACACTACAATCAGGGTGGCATAGAATGTATTGAAGCAATAAGAGCGATGACTACAACTATGGATGGAACATCAGCATACATGGCAGGTAATGTATTGAAGTATGTGTGGCGTCACGAATACAAGAACGGCATAGAAGATTTAGAGAAAGCTCAAGTATATCTTGGGTGGCTTATAGATACTTACAAGGAGAAGCATAAGTGATTACACAAGATGATATAAATGCATTCACTCCACCTAGACCTCACGAAAAGGTAGGTAACTTTATTGTAGCATTTAATGGGTCACTAGACCCACGACTTTGGGTTAAGCTTATTGATGAAGAGATGAAAGAGTTGAAAGCGGAAACGTATGGTACGGTAGAGCACCTTAAAGAATTGTGCGACTTACTGTATGTCTCTACTGGATTAGCTCTTACAGCAACAGAACATATAGGTATGCTTATGCAGAATGAAGAGCGTAAATCTGTAGTAGAACAGCAAAGCCAGGTAAGCCGTTTGTTAGACAGTGGGCTAGAGCATTACGGTGAAGATGTATTTATGGAAGCGTTTGCACGAGTACACGATAGCAACATGTCTAAGCTAGACAGCAACGGCAAACCTATCATACGTGAAGACGGTAAGGTTATGAAAGGCCCAAACTATAAGAAGCCTGACTTGAATGATTTATTGGAAAAGGCAGCATGAAGTTTGATGTAAAGCTGCTGCTAGATATAGATGAGGAAGAGAATATACTTCCTGTCTCAGAAGATATGTATGAGGATACAATAAAAGAATTATTCCAGTACATAGTTTATGACATTGATGGTGCAAAGATTAAAAGATTAGAGGTGAAACAAAAGAAATGAATAATTACTTACCAACAGATTACCAAAGTTTTATACACAAATCACGATACGCTAAGTATGTAGATGGTAAAGGCAGAGAGTCTTGGTCTGAAACAATAGAACGTTATATAGAAAACGTTGTAGGCAATAAAGTAGATGCAGATACTAAAGATGAAATAATGTTTGCTATACTTAACTTAGAGATTATGCCTAGCATGAGAGCTATGATGACAGCAGGTCCAGCTTTAGATAGAGACAATACTGCAGGGTATAACTGTAGCTACTTACCTGTAGATGACCCAAAGTCCTTCGATGAGGCTATGTACATCCTTCTCTGTGGTACTGGTGTCGGCTTCAGCGTTGAGAGACAATTCATTAGCAAGCTTCCCGAAGTACCTGAATTGTTCGATAGTGATACTACCGTTGTGGTAAAGGACAGCAAGGAGGGCTGGGCTAAAGCGTTCAGACAAGTGTTGGCACTCTTATGGGCAGGTGAGATTCCACAGTGGGATGTTAGCAGAGTTCGCCCTGCAGGTGCAAGGCTAAAAACATTTGGTGGTAGAGCTAGTGGCCCAGCGCCTTTGATTGAGCTATTCAACTTTGCAGTTAAAACATTCAAGGATGCTCAAGGGCGTAGACTATCTAGCTTAGAATGCCATGACCTAATGTGTTTCATTGGTCAGATAGTTGTAGTCGGTGGTGTCAGACGTAGCGCCATGATTAGTTTGTCTAACCTCAGTGATGATCGTATGCGTTACGCTAAGTCAGGACAGTGGTACGACAATGCAGGGCATCGTGCTTTAGCTAACAACAGTGTATCTTACACAGAGAAGCCTGACTCAGAAACATTCATGCGTGAGTGGCTATCTCTAGTAGAAAGTAAATCAGGTGAGAGAGGAGTATTCAATCGTGAAGCATCTAAGAAACAAGCTGCAAAGTTTGGCAGACGTGATCCTAACTTTGAGTTCGGAACTAATCCTTGTAGTGAGATTATCTTACGCCCATACCAGTTCTGCAATCTTACAGAAGTTGTGGTACGAGCCACGGACACGGTGGATGACTTGGATAGAAAAGTCAGACTCGCCACAATACTTGGGACAATCCAAAGCACGTACACAAAGTTCCCATACCTCAGAAAAGTCTGGACAACCAACACAGAAGAAGAGAGACTCTTAGGAGTAAGCCTTACAGGTATAATGGACAACCCTCTTATGACATCAGCAAACAAAGGATTGGAGAAGACTCTTGAACATCTACGAGAAACTGCTGTTCGTACTAATGCTGATTGGGCTGACCGCCTTGGCATTCCACAGTCAGCAGCAATTACCTGCGTCAAACCAAGTGGAACAGTATCACAATTAGTTGACTCTGCATCTGGTATACATGCTAGACATGCACTTCATTATATCAGGACTGTAAGAGGTGACAACAAAGATCCACTTACACAGATGATGAAGGATCAGCGCATACCTAATGCACCTTGTGTGATGAAGCCTGATACTACTACAGTGTTTAGCTTCCCACAGAAGTCACCCAATAAAGCTGTAACTCGTAACGACTTGTCAGCCATTGAGCAACTGGAGACATGGTTAACTTATCAAAGACACTGGTGTGAGCATAAACCTTCTGTAACAGTGACAGTTCGTTCTGATGAATGGATGGAAGTAGGTGCATTTGTTTACAAACACTTTGATGAAATGAGTGGTGTGTCTTTTCTGCCACACTCTGATCATACTTATCAGCAAGCACCCTATCAAGACTGTACAAAGGATGACTACAAAAAACTCTCAGCTATAATGCCTAAGAGTATTGACTGGTCTAAGCTTAGTGAGTATGAACAAGAAGATAACACTGTTGCTATGCAAACTATGGCTTGCTCTGGTGACGTGTGCGAAATGGTAGACATAGTTTAAATACTGTGCTATTGTAAACTTGTATTAGAAAGGAAATAATATGCAAGCGTTTGGAATCTTAATAGCTTTAATTGTAGGGCTAGAATTGTTTGGGCAATATGATAATGACTCAGATAATGTTGACACTACAGAATCAATAGAAAGCACAGAGTAATGTATGTTCTAGTACTCATAATGTCTATTGCTCCTGGCTACACCCAGGTACAAGCAATTAATCACATCTATCCTACAATGAACCTATGCAAACAAGGCGCTTCATATATAAGGAGTGAGCTTATGAGTACTAGACCTACACCTGAGTCTACAGTTTCAGCATACTGTACTGAGATACCAGTTGAAGTCTGATACAGAAGAACAGCTATTACTATTTAGTGTAGAGGATAGTACAAAGGAGCAAACAAAAACAACTAAAGTTTGTAGCCAATGTAAAAAGGAACTACCTTTAAGCAAAGCCTATTTTAATGAAAACGTTAATGATAAAGGTGTAGTAGATAGGTTTAAACATATATGCAGGTCTTGTGTTTCAGATAACAGCCGTGTAATTAGAGAACTAAGAAAGGTAGCACCTCCAGTACCAGAGTGTTGCGAGTTATGTAACAAACCTTTTAGAGAGGTGAAACCTAAAGACATACATTTAGATCATTGCCACGAGACTCAAAGCTTTAGAGGATGGTTATGTAAGCCATGTAATGTAGGGCTAGGTATGTTAGGAGATAATATAGAAGGGCTAAATAAAGCCACAGATTATTTAAGAAAGGTAGAGGAACATAAATGAGCCTAGAAAAAGAAGCGAAAGACTTTGTGTCTAGGAGGAAAGATCATTTTGAACAAGGTATACAACAAAAGGTAGAGGTCTTAGATAAGTTTATCACTGATAACCTTTACCACACTTCCGAAACAAGAGAAGCTATAAAGCATCTGATAGCAGTACAGATGTGGGCTAATCGTAGTTCCAGACTTAATGGTGTAAAAAAATAAGGCCGCTAATGCGGCCCTGTTTGTTATTGCTTGTAGTAATCTTCGATGTAATCAATGTAGTCTGTGAAGAGTTGTAACTCTGGGTATGTCATATCTCTTACACTACCTTCAAAGTTATATTTATTTTTCATAAACTTCAATGCTTTACTGCGTAACTCTTTGTTACCTGCCTTGGATGCTTTACTCCTTGCCGCACTTAGCCTTGTCTCTGCTGGTGCTCTATCATTCAAGTACTCTCTTACATCTTTCTTAACTATCCTAAGTGTATTCTTAACTAGCCTACGCCTAGCTTCTAAGTCACCTTCTAAGAACGCAGGTGTTTTAAGGAGTCTAGCTGTAGCGTTTTCTAACATAGGTGCTACAGTTTGATTGAACACTTTATCATACTCTGCTATCTGTGATCTTTCATTGGCTGTCCACGATTGCATGTTTGCCATAGAGTAAACTCTCTCTGTTGCTGTACGTCCAGGCAATACAGTTACACCAAATAGTTTAGCCATTGGGTTGGCATCTTGTATTTTACCTTCACGAGTAGCTACAGCTAACTGTTCACCAGTAACACCCTCTACTTCCTCACTGAATATCTCAAATATATTGTCAAAGTATTTTGTAGCAGACTGTGTTAACAGTTGACCAGATGACTTAGCTTGTCTGACATCTTTAGCTACATCAGTATCCATGATATAGCCTGTGAGTTTATTTGCTGCATCAAGAGGACGTGTGAAGCCAGCTAAGTAATTACCTGTGGCTCTAGCTAAGAAGTCAAAGCTTGATTTACTTGCAGCTACATCTTGATTTAACAAAGCACTCATTATCTTTGTAATGTCATTACCAAACTCTATGTCTGATGCAAGCTGTCCTACAGCTAACTGCTCTCCTAATTCTTTAGATAGCTCTGGTGGTATATCTTCTCCACGTCTCTTCAAGTTACCTATACGTCCAGCTACCAAGAACAATGAGAATGGGTAAGTGTTCTTAGCATCTATGATAGTGCCACCGCCACCCTCTACTTCAAATGTACCTAGACCTTTAGCCCTACGCTCTTCATCGTAGTTAATAGCTAATCCTATAGTAGTTGCACCAACCAAGCTACGTGCAGCAGCTTCCACAGTTTCTATGTTACGACTCTGTTTGTTGTATATTGCAGACATTACAGGAGCAGCACCGCCTATACTCCACTGGTAAGATGTAGCTATGACGTTGTTAAAGAATCTACCGAAAGGCAAGATAGTACCAATCAAAGGTATGTTAGATATACTCTCAGTTAGTTTAGCAGCTTGCCTTAGAAGCTGATCATCTGTTGTGTAGTTCTTTGAGTATACAGATTTAAGAGTTGTGTCTAGTGCGCTACCTACTACGCTATCATCTAGTAAGTCTAAGTCACCTTGCTCTAGTATCTCTTTTAGTGTCTTGTCTTTCTTAATCCTAGCAAACTTGTCTAGCTCAGTCATAAACATCTGTGACTTAGTGAACGTATCTTGTATGCGTACACCTGTAAGTCTACCCATAGCATTAGCCGTACCTTCTATCTGCTTAAACCAAGGAGCATTAGGATCAATGCCGTACTTAGCACCAGATCTTTCAACACCACCTGTAATACTTTCAAACAAAACTTTACTGATGTCTTTGTGCTCATCTAAGAATGACATGTAAGCATCGTGTGTAGTATATGGGTCCATCAAGTTACGAATCTTTTGTGCTTGTATATTTTTATACACACTAGATATACGTAAAGCTTCACGCCCACGATTAGTTAAGTTACCGCCCAGCGCCAATCCATATGTAAAGGATGCTGTACCTGCAAACAGATCAGCCATAGTTTGACCTGCATAGAACTGTCCAAAACCAGCAATGTTAATCGCTGTTGTGGCAGGTGAAGACACTAGCAACCTACGCCATACAGACTGTGAGTAAGCACCTAGCTGCATAGGCTTCTTACCTATCAACTTTGCTTGCTCTTCTTCTATGGCTTCTTTAGCTTGTGGATTACGCACCAGGTTGTCCATGACACGAGTACCATTAGCAAGTCCAGCTTCTATAGTACGTTTAGCTTGAGACATTATACCACCGTAAGTCATACCTTCACTTACGTTAGCAGCTATAAGATCACCTATGCTTTGCTGTATAGTAGTCATATCACCTAGTGTATAACCTACCATTGGCTGCATACGTTTTGCTATCTCTTGTAACTGATCCTCTGGTAGCTGCTTAACTGCGCTTGTCATAACGTCTGTTATCAAAAGCTTATTACTCAGTGGCATACCTTCATCAGCAAATACTTTAGCGATACCACCTTTGCCATCTGCACCTATCATAATATCTCTTATTAGTTCAGACGGTAGCATAGATGTCTGGTTTAAATCTTTACCACGTTTTACTTTAGCATCCCAGTTATCTAAAGTCTTATTCATTTGTTTAGCCATCTTCTTTACAGCAGAATCAGGTATAGCAAGTAGTAACTCTTTTTGTAATTCTTGTTCTGTCTTAGCTGATCTTCGTGATGCTTTTAACTGCTCAGATATATTGCTTAAACCACTTGAACCTTTAGCCCTACCACCTAGAAGTTGACCACCAGCGCCTACTGCACCTAACAAAGAACTAAACCCTGTCTGTAATGCACTGTACTCTTCTTGTTCACCTACACCTATCATAACATTTTGTATCTGGTAATCATTAAGCATAGCTAAAGTACCGTCAATACCAGCAGTACCCATCAAAGCTTTTCTACTAGCAGCTTTCTCACGGCCTACTATAAACTGTCTTTGAGCTTTCTTCTTTTCATTAATCAAAAAGTCATCTCTAGCTTGTTTAGCTATACGATTCCTAAACTCTTTAGAAGCAGGTGTCCGTACACCACGAGCAGCTAGGCGTTGGGCCGCACTCTCTGCAGCTTCATTACCTATACGAATTGCAGCTCGCCCTGTAACCCCATCTTTAACTGCTTTCTTCCCAGCTTCAACAGCAGCACGTTTAACGAGGGCTTTACCACTTGCGGATATACCCATAGCACCAGCTTTACTCAAGCCACCTGTAAGTATACCTATGTAGTTTGAAGGATCACTGGCTGCTGCTTTAATGTAATCAAACACACCATCTACTGCACCAAAGAATCCATCGTTAACAAATACATTACCTAGTTGATCGTATAATTGATAAGCTTCTTTAGCGGCAACTTTATCACCCTCACTGGCATTAGATACAAAGCGTACCTCACCTCCTGTAGATATTAAGTTGGTGTTAAAACTACGCATATGATTTACAAACTTTTCAACAAGCTCATCATCATCTATCCTGCCAGCATCCACACCTTTACGTGCTATCATGTAGCTACGTATCTTTTCTATGTTGCCAGCCTTAAGTAAGTCTTTCTTCTTAAGCTTCTTACCCATGTCAACAACAGTGTCTTCCTGTTCCTGTCGTTTGCTAACAGAGTATTTACTTCTAAAAGAAGCTAGGCTTTTAGGTTCATTATCATCATCTTTTATATCTAACAAGTTATCAGTTTGCAGATCAGTCTGTGATTTACCAACGCCATACTTACTACGCAAGTCCTGTAAAGTACTACTCATTATTTAAACTTTCTATATCTTATGAACTTATCTTACTTTGTATTTTTGTTATTAATTGTTCATTTATAGGTACATCATTCTGCATAAACCAATCTCGTATTATCTCTTTACCGTCTTCACCTTTAAGTAGTTCCATCTCAGGAAACTCATCGACTAGTTCATTATATATATCTGTAGCCATGTCTTGCCCATCTACTTCTGGTCTTGGCTTTGGTCTAGGTGAGGACATTAAACCTTCAGGCTTACCACCCTCTTCTACAGTAACAGCTTCTTTAGGCTCTTTACCGTACAGTTTCTTTAGTTTACTAGCACTCATAGTTCTACGAGGTATCTTTTCATCTACATCAAATTCATATATCTCTACACCACCTTGTTCAGCAGATAGGTTTTGATCAGGTACAAACTTAAGGTTCTCACCTTTTACTTTAAAGTTACCTAAAGGTGCTATGTTTATTTTGTAGAACGCATCAGGGTCTGCATTCCGTTTTAAATCTACCATATTCATACCTTCTTCAGTGCCAAACTTCATAAAGCCACCACCAAAGTTACGTTCAGGTAACCCTAAGTTTTTTCTTTCCTGTCTACTTAACTCTTCAAACTGCTCTCTTGTAATTGATAAAGGATCAAAGTTAACGTTTTTTTCTTGAGCAGTAACCTCTAGATCATCTGGTCTTTTTATTACACCTGGTGCTACAAAGCTTGTCATCTCACTGTATAATTCAACAGCTTCATTTCCTTTTATCTCATCGCCAGTTGATGCAGTTGCAGACACAGGTAATCCATCTACGTCCATCTGGAAAGTAAACTCAATAGCATCACCTTTATCGTCTGCGTATGCTTTAGGGTGAGATAGTTTAACTTCATTATCTGACAGAGCCTCTACCTTACCTTCACCCTCTCCTGCTTTTGGAGTATTGTTACCTCCTCCAGTTATTTCAGATACAGCAGGTCCATACACAGACTTCAGACTGTCTAGGTACTCTGTACCCATATGCATTTGCATCAGATCTTTTAGCCCA